ATTCATCATCCGGTTGGATGATGGCCTCTGCGGGGAGAATCCGCAGGAGGGGTTCCGTATAAGGAACCCACATGTGGTATTTATGGACCACTTGGTTCGTTCTTTCAGAACGGACCAGTTTGTAACCAAATTGGTTTTCAAACAATTGCTTACATCTGTAAGCAAGCTCCTTAACTCCTTGCCACTGTCCTTCGGGACTTCTGGCATGGATTTTAAGGTACCCTAGTACAAAGCTAGGATCGGGGTAAAAGGCCCCATCTCCACCAATTTCTTGGGGAAAGAACGGGCAGACTGTGTCTGCCTGTTGTGGTACCAACAAGTGTTGGTACAACTGTGCTCGCTTAAAAGCGGGCAACAGCTCAACCTGATTCGTTGAGCACACCCACCTGGTTTCTTTACCAAGTAGGTCGAACCTGCCGAGAGTTGTGTAACTCTGACGGTCAAGTTCAGTCTGTATGTTTAACAACAGACGGATACGTACATAATCTACGTAATCCAATGGACGACCTTGTTTCATCCTAACGATCCCGCTATCGGAGATCGTTTGAGGCACTAGTGCTGCCTCTTCACAGAAGAACATACATCTATCTGTGATATAGGTATCTAATTCAGATACCTTGAACCCCATCGCAATTAAGCGAGGGGCATAGGTCCCGAGTTTAACCCGGGACTTGTCAAGTGCGACTATATCGTCACCCACTTGACTAGAGAGGATCGGATCGACCTCTCTTCGCACATAATCTTGTGCGAGTGAAAGTAGAACTTTCGTCATGGGATCTCCCATGAACCATCCTCGTTTTTTAATAACGAGGTCGAAACCAGTACTTACATACCGGTTTCCGCAGTATAAGGTTTTTGCCAATACTGCCAATGCCAGGGGAAACCCTGGTATTGATGATGATTTAATAATCATCGCTTGCCAGATTTGTCTGGCAACTGAGGGATTACCGAAATCGGTAGCCTCTTCAAGGTCTGAACAGAATGCGAAGACCCGGGACCCTGGTGTACAGAGTTCTCCCCAAACAGGATTTTGGGGGTGGAGATCTTCAGTTAGAAGACTCCATAAATGTCGTGAACCGACAAGACCAGAACGAAGATTCTTCGTTCTGATAATCTTCTGCCATAAATGGCCGAAGACATACATGATTACCATGTATGCATAGGAAGCTACAGTAATTACACGTGCTTTCCCTGGCTCACGAACTACGTGAGCACGTACACACCTTGTGTGTACTGGCTTATGAAGGGCGGTTTGAATCGCCCAGCAAAGCAAGTCCTCCGCATTTCGCACGGGGACACTATCCCGAATTTCGGTATAGATATAGTCGTATTCTACGACTTTTGTCCAACACGACATAGGTATTGGATTCCCTCCATAGAGGGTAAACTGGAGTATTTCATCCAGTGTCCAATTGGTAAGTGCATACCGATTGAAATCTCTCCGGTATTCACCGGAGAGATGCCAAGGAATTGGTCCTTGGCAGTTCAACTCTGTCCAAATTGAGTAGAACTTACCGGCAATTAACCGGTATCGGAGACGGAACCCTACCTTCTCCCGGAACCTCCGATAAATTGGTCGGGGTTCAAGAGTCTCGAAATCGTATCGATACTCAAGTACATTTGTATTACAAAGGTACGTTAGGAGACCAGTTTGACCTCCTGATTGTCTTGTAGATTCAAGACATGCTGTAGGTCCACAAGAGACCTTAGCAGTTGCTCCTCTTGTATTGAGGGCAAAACCTACCGTTTTATACAGTAGTTCTCCATCGAGCTTAATCTCGGTGGGTTCTTCCTGAATTGTATTCAGGAATTTGGCTAGTGATTCACTAGCCATAGTAGTGTCAGCTAAGCCAACATTGCGCGTTTGTGTTATAATTAACACACGCTGGTACCGTAACTGCATGGTACCTGTTTCACGTACTATGTACGGAGAAAGGATAGTTGGGATGCATCCCAACTCTCGGCATGAGGGGATAATTCCCCTCTGTCCTTCTGCCCACCATTTGCGGACAGTTTTCTTCCATGTCTTATAGACTTTAAGAAAGTGCGAATAATTGTTCGCACAATTTTCTAACACATTATGTGTTAGTTTATCCACTAATAAATTAGATGGATTGTCTTCAACAAGAAGATAGGAGAGGACTACTCCATTGGCAGTGTGGAACCACTGCCGAATTGTCGATAGCTTATGGCTATGACAAAGTTCCCAAAGTTTCTTTGAGAAATGTTTACTTGGACCAACAATTGATCCGTTTTCTCGCCTGTAAAAATACAGGTGGTCTAATATTATATAATATTGGACGTGATAGGGGCACTCTGCAAGGAAGGGCCCCTTACCCCGGTAAACTAGTCCGGGAAAGCCTAATCGCCGTAATCGGCGGGCTTCGACTCTTCTTTCGAAGAAGTCAGGTACAGACCTCATGGTCTGTGTATAGACCTCCAGTTTCTTCTGGAAGGTATCTGGTGGGGTTTTCCCCAACCATTCGGGAACCATCGTATCCCGGGAGGATTTTGTCCCATTTAGGGCCTCCAGTTGGCGTGCATATGCCTCGCCGGTCTCATGGGGTAAATACGCCCCTTGAGAAGTGGAATTCAAATTCCGTTGGTTTAGCTCGTTTAATGCTTGAGCTAGAGCAGCATAGTCGTCTAAAGGACGACTAGATGGGAGAGAACTCTCTCCAGCCCCGTGATCGGGGCTTTGTGGATCTTGGATCCACACGATTCTGGGCCCTGCCCTACCAATAGTTGGGAGGGATGGGGACCAGCGAAGAGAAGACATGTTCTTC